TTATAGACCCAACTTCATCAACTACATGTATAAAGATGACATGGTGTGTGATGGAATTGAAAATTGCATTCAATATATTGATAACTTTGATCCTGCCAAGTCAAAGAATCCATTTGCATATTTTACACAAATAGTTTACTTCGCTTTCCTCAGACGTATTGCAAAAGAAAAACGTCAGATGGAAATCAGAGACAAGATTATTGAAAAGTCAGGCGCTACTGAAGTATTCAGCGTTGACGGAGAAAACAAAGCAGAGTATAATCAAATCAAATCAAGGATAGAAACTAACTCTAGAGGTTATTGATTTGAAGATTCTACTTATAACCGATCAGCATTTCGGTGTTCGCAATGATAATATTGCGTACATCAATATGTACAGAAAATATTATAGCGAGATTGTAATACCTTTTATTAAAGCATCTGGTATTAAAGATATCATTTGTCTTGGAGATACATTTGATAAAAGAAAAAGTATTAACTTCATGTCACTGGATGAATGTAAAGACATGTGGTTTAATCCTTTAGAAGAAATGGATGTCCACATGGACATGCTAATTGGCAACCATGACATCTATTATAAGAATACTCTTAGAGTCAATGCTCCTTCAGAATTACTAGGAGAATATAAGAACCTTACTATTCATGACACTCCATCTACTATTAATCGCGATGGTTTAGATATCTTGTTGCTTCCATGGATTTGCGATGAGAATAAAGAGGAGTCCTATCAAGAGATTGCAGAATCATCTGCTAAGGTTTGTATGGGTCATTTTGAACTCAATGGATTTGAAGCACATCCTGGTCACATGATGACTGGAGGAATGGATCCTTCTATATTCAGTAAGTTTGAGAGAGTGTTTACAGGACACTATCATCAGAAATCTACTAAGAAACCTATTACATATCTCGGTAACCCTTGTCAATTATACTGGAATGACTACGGACAGAAGAGAGGATTTCATGTCTTTGATACAGAGACATTGAAAACAACTTTCTATCGTAATCCGTTTGACATGTTCCATAAAATCTATTATAATGAGAAGGTGTCAACTGACTTTGATTCTCTCAAGGGAACCTATGTAAAGGTAATTGTAGAGGACAAAGGTGATCATGTAAAATTTGATCACTTCATTCGTGAACTACAACATGCAGAGGTTGCAGATCTAAAGATTGTTGAAGACCTTGGTGTAGAATTAGAAAGTGGTGTAGAGGTTGTAGAGACTGAAGATACTCTTTCGCTATTGGAATCATATATAGATGACACAGAAATAAAAGCAAACAAAGAAAACATCAAATCAATTTTGAAATCATTGTACACTGAAGCATGTTCATTCTAGTAAACGGTAAAACTCTTGGTGTTTATGCAGTCAAGACAGAAAAGAAGCAAAAAGTAGTACAGATTTTTGAACAGAAAGATGATGCAGAACGGTATCTAGTGCAACTAGAAGCAACCGATCTAGAGGAAGATGAACCTCTAGAAATTCATGAAATTGATTTAGACATGGTAATTGCAAATTGTGTCCAGTATGGATATAATTATGGCATTATTGAACCAGACGATCTTGTTATTCCTCCAGTATGATCACTTTTGAAAAACTTCGTTGGAAAAATTTCCTAAGCACAGGAGATCAATTCACCGAACTTAATTTGACAGCAGAACCGTCAACTTTAATTATTGGATCTAATGGTGCAGGGAAGTCCACTCTATTGGATGCCCTGTGTTTTGCACTGTTTAATAAACCTTTTCGTAAAATTAGTAAGAGTCAGTTAGTCAATAGTATTAATGAGAAAGGAACTGTTGTAGAAGTAGAATTTAATACTAATGGTAGAGACTATCTGGTACGTCGTACAATCAAACCAGGCAAATTTGAAATCTATGAGAATGATAAACTCCTAGATCAGGAAGCAGCACAGAAAGATACTCAAAAATATCTAGAACAAAGTATTCTTAAACTAAATTATAAGTCATTTACACAGGTCGTTATACTGGGGAGTAGTACATTTGTTCCCTTCATGCAATTATCTGCCCCACATAGACGTGAAGTGATTGAAGATCTACTTGATATTCAGATCTTCTCTATCATGAATAGTCTATTGAAAGATCGTATTCGCGACAACGTTGATCGTGGTAGAGATTGTGATCATCTTCGTACTATTTCAGAAGACAGAGTATTTTCTCAGGAAAAAAGTATTGAGAAACTTGAAGAAGTTAACGAAGAACGTGTTCAAGAGAAAAAATTAAGCATTGATTCTAAGTTAAAGCTCATCAAAACCCTAGAGCAGGACAAGAAACCTCTCAAAAAGGAAATTGAAAGTAAAGAAAGTGAACTTGAATCGTTTCAAGCAGTTAATAAAAATTTAGAAAAGTTAAAGAACCTGCAGGTCAAGATCAATAACAAGAAAGAACGTGTTCTGAAAGAGTTAAAGTTCTTTAATAAGAATGATACATGTCCTACATGCACACAAACAATTGATATTGAATTTAAGAAGAGCAAATGTGATGAACTTACTACCGAAAGTGAAAAATTTGCTAGAGGTTTAGAGAATCTTACAGGTGAAATTGAAACTGCTGCTAGTACGGTTGCTAAATTGCAAGAAATAAACTCACTTGTGGTAAGTATGAAGAATGATCTGCTGAATATTGACCGTGATATCAATCGTTATGAGAAAGAAAACATTGCTTTGGAACGTCAAATTGACAAGTTGCAGAAAGATCGTCCAAATATTCAACATGAATTTGAAATTTTAGAAAATCTTAAGAAAGAGTTGAAAGATATTGAAGAGAGTTGTGCGGATATCAACAAAGAGTCTCAAGAATTCCAAACAGTATCTTATTTACTAAGAGATTCAGGGATCAAACGAGTTGTGATCAATAAGTATGTACCTATATTCAATACTTTGATCAATAAATATCTTCAAAGTATGGAGTTCTACGTCAATTTTACTTTAGATAATGAATTCAATGAAGTAATTAAGTCTCGTTTCCGCGATAAATTTAACTATGCATCTTTTTCTGAAGGTGAAAAACAAAAGATTGACCTAGCATTACTATTCACTTGGAGAGAAGTGGCAAGAATGAAGAACTCTGCCTCTACCAACCTATTAATTTTGGATGAGGTGTTTGATAGTTCACTTGATGATTCTTCTACTGGAGAATTGTTGAAAATTTTGAGAGGACTTGAAACTACAAACCTATTTGTAATCTCTCACAAAGGAGAAATCCTTGTTGACAAATTTATGAGAACTATTAAATTTGAAAAGACAAACGATTTTTCTAAAATGACCTATGATTCATAACGTAGTTGCATTTGTAGGATCGCACCCTCTGATCCTAGGATTCATGTCAGCATCAATGTTGGCACCCATAGCATTTTTCTGTAACGATGCTCTAAAACACCCTCACCGTTACAACCACAAATGAAACTGTCACACTGGGTTGCTAAATTTGTGCAGCTCTGCTATAATAGGTATATACACAGAGGGAGTCTATGACAGTCAACACCGAAGTCAAGGGTCAACTAGCAAGATTGCTTGCTACAGAGAACCTTCAGGTAGAACATCGCAAGATTACTACAGCATACTTTGATGTTGAGAACCGTGTGCTTGCTCTTCCTATCTGGAAGGATGTCAGCAATGACGTATATGACCTTCTAGTGGGTCATGAGGTGGGTCATGCTCTATATACCCCTCTAACAGACTTCAGTGGTGCTCCAAAGGATTTTATCAACGTCCTAGAGGATGCTCGTATTGAGAAACTTATGAAGAAGACCTATCCTGGTCTTAAAAAGTCCTTCTACAAGGGATACAGCGAACTATACGACCGCGATTTCTTTGGGACTAAGGGTAACAAGATCTCTAAGATGGCATTCATTGATAGAATCAACCTTTACTTCAAGATTGGTTCCTATGAGCACATCAATTTTACTGATGAAGAACTAGTATATGTAAAACGTGCTGCTAATACAGAAACATTTGAAGAAGTTGTAGAACTTGCTAAAGAACTAGTAGGATATCTAGAGAAAAAAGAAGAAGAGAAGGAAGATCTTCCTCCATTCTCTATGCCACAACCTACAGCAGGTAACGATGATGGCAACGAAGATGTTGAATACAGTCCTCAGTCAAGTCAAGAGACTGTAACTCCAGAAAAAGAAGAGAAAGGAAATCCAATCACAGGAGATAAGGAGAAAGAAGAGGAGAAAAGCGATACTGAAAATCCAGAGCAAGGTGACAGCAATATTGGTGGTGCTGATCCTGCACATCTTGACGTACCTAGTTACGAAGTTGATGAGATGATCTCTGAAACTGATCTAGCATCTATTGAAAACCAACAGAAGTTGGTTGATGACAGTGCTAAAGAGTGGGTTTATCTCAACACTCCTAAAGTTTACATTGATAAGATCATCACTCCATACAAAGAAGTGTTGAAGGATCTTAACGAAGCACAAGAGTATGCTAAAAGTCAAGGTTCTGATAACAGTGAGTATATGCAAACTCACTATGATAGACAGAGAAAATATAACGAAAAGAAGTATGCAGAGTTTCAGAAGTCAAGCAACAAAACTGTTAACTATCTTGTAAAACAGTTTGAAATGAAGAAGTCTGCATCTCAGTATGCTCGTGCATCAGTATCTCGTACAGGTGTTCTTAATACAAACTCTCTGTACAAGTACAAGTTGACTGACGATATCTTCAAGAAGAATACCATCGTTCCTGATGGTAAGAATCATGGTCTTATCATGTATGTTGACTGGTCTGGTTCTATGAATGACAGAACTCCTTCAGGATCTGTTCTTACTGATACTATCAAGCAAACTTACAATCTTGTTTGGTTCTGTAAGAAGGTAAACATTCCTTTCAGAGTCTATGCATTCAGCAATGGATTCAGAAATGGTGATGTCATGGGATGCAAGTCATTCAAACCTGAGCATAATGGTCTTTCTTTGAACCCATCTTTTGAATTGTTTGAATTGTTCTCTTCTCAAATGAAGAAGAAAGAACTAGAACAGCAGATGGCACATGTTTGGGCATTAGTGTGGAATATGCATTCACACTATGGATACCACACACCTGCTAAGTATGGTCTTGGCGGTACTCCTCTAGGTGAAGCAGTTATTGTTACACCTGAGATCGTAAAGAGATTCCAGTCTATTGAAAAGGTTGAGAAGATCAACATCATTATGTTGAGTGATGGTGAATCAAATCCTCTAAGTTTCACTCGTGCAACTTCTTACGAGAATTATAAATACCGTCACGGTGATTCAGAGACAGACTACGATACATACTATCGTTCAGATTATCTCTGCCATCATGGTAACAAAGTGTTCATATTGAGAGATCCTGAAACTCGTTACACCAGAAAACTTGATATTGAACCATCTCTAACTACAAAAACAATTGTAGATTTCTACAAGAATTGCACTGATTACAACTGGATTGGAATCCGTATTGGTGACAAGCGTGATCTCCACTCTATTTGTAGCGATCTTGATTATGGACTTGCAGCACAATATGATCACATGTGGTCAAAGCAAAAGTTTGCTGCAATCAAAGAATATGGATTTACTGAATTGTATGTCTTCCCATCAAACAACATGGGCAGTGGTACTAACGAAATCACTGTGAAATCCAAGGGTGATACTGCATCTGCTGCAGAACTCACTCGTGCTTTTAAGAAACACATGGGTTCAAAGATGACCAATAAAGTCATCCTAAATAAATTCGTGGAGCAAATTGCATGAATACACGATGGGACTTTGAGTATTATTATAAAGGTGAAGACAGACACATTAAGGGTCATGTCTTTGCTGCTACTCAAATGCAAGCATGTATGAATTTCCAGAAAGCATTTAAGAATGCTTTTATGGTAGGGTATCCTGTACCCACACAGAGCGGAGGATCAGATCAGCATTCAATTGCGACTGACTCTCTAAAATAAACACATTATTGTCATGGATTACAAACCATACTCACCTCAATGGACTCGTAAGAGATACCTAAAAGAGGCACTAGAATCTTATCTAGAGGACGGTGCTGATGTCAGCACTATCTATGAAGATATTCTAGATATACTGAACGCAAAAGCATCTTCTGCTATAGCAGAGTATGATAAAATTGCGAAATTGACTGATAAATTATCTCAGGAATAAAATGCTATCTACTGCATATCGTCTTAGACTAGAAGGTATCTGTAAGAAAATCGCAAACAAAAAAGAAGTCCCTTTGGATGACATGATTTGGGCAGAAAAAATGTCCAAAGCAAATACCACTGCTCGCGAATGGTTGCGTCAAGCACGTCGGCAAGCAGCACAGGATATTCAGGAGGGCAGCACCGATGATTTTCTGAATAGGATGGGACTCGGAGACCCTGACCCATCCAAACACAAAACAAGATTTGAAGGTGCTGATGATATAAACGAATGGTTTAATAGAGATAAACCAGACGATTGGAGACAACGTGACTAAACCTATAGAAAATTACGAACAATTAATTCAACGCTTTACTAAGCGTACTATGCAACTCTCTAGTAGAAACCAAGAGTTACAAAGTGCATACGATGAGTATGTAAAAAATCAAACTGACCTAAAAAGATTGGAAGGTTCTATGCAGGCAATCCAGTATGTAGCATACGGTAAAATGCCTGGTGATGGAAATCATGATAAGTTCAAAGATCACTTACCACGAGGAGCAGATGTACACAGCAGTAATTTACAGCAACGGAAGTCAGGAGTGTGAAAGAGTCGCATCATTACTTAAGTCATTAGGTGGTGATTTTATGGAATATAAACTTGATCAACATTTTACTCAACGTGCTTTTGAAGCAGAGTTTGGTAAGGGTACTTCATACCCTCAAGTTTCAATTGGCGCAAGGCATATCGGCAATCTAAAAGAGACTCTAAATTACTGTAAAGAACAAGGTATGTTCGTTTGAAAACTGTGTGTGGGAGTCCGTATAATACTGCGTAAAAATACTTAAGTGGTATAATAAATAATGATGTATGGAGTTGAAACTATCATGTCCCATTACACACTTGCTTGGCACGATAAACAAGATGTTGAGCACCATATCTGCGAATATGCAGAATCCGCATTTCAAGCATCAGAACAGGCGAAGGAGGATGTTCCCTATCTACAGGAACATCCTTTTTCTTTGTATGAAATCCTGAGAGAGGACTAAATGAAAAACCTACCCATTGTTTCCACAATTGTTATCTTCGGGTCTGTCACAGCAGCACTTTATTTCCTTCCGATGGTAGCATACGCACAACCAGTATTTTAACTGTCACACAGGCATTGCACCTATATAGATTTCCTGCTATAATAAGTACATAATCAAACAGGGAATCCAATGCCAGCATCACCAGTAACAACTGAAAAACTCATCAAAGCACTTACAAAGAAGTTTGGTGAGGAAGTCACTTCAAGCGAAGTAAAAATTGTTGCTCGTAAGATGGGTCTTTCTTATCGTACTGCATGCGGTCGTTTGAACGCATACAAAGCAGGACGTGGAAAGTGGAACCTTAGTGTTCAGGAATTGGAGCAAGCATACGAAGCACCTTCTGCTACACACACTGTAACTATGGTGCCTTCTGTGGACAATACATATGTTCCGTTTGGCAATTTCAATGATCTCCACAAGGTAATCAAGTCCAAAGTATTCTATCCAACATTCATTACTGGACTGTCTGGTAACGGTAAGACATTCTCTGTAGAGCAAGCATGTGCTAAAGCAGGACGCGAACTGATTCGTGTCAACATTACTATTGAAACCGATGAGGATGATTTGCTCGGTGGTTTCAGACTGGTCAATGGTGATACTGTTTGGCATAACGGTCCTGTGATTGAAGCACTTGAGCGTGGTGCAGTCTTGCTTCTAGATGAACTTGACTTGGCATCTAACAAGATCCTTTGTCTACAGTCTGTCCTTGAAGGTAAGGGTGTCTTCCTCAAGAAGATTGGTCGCTACGTCAATCCTACTAAAGGGTTCACAGTTATTGCTACTGCTAACACCAAGGGTAAAGGTTCTGATGATGGACGTTTCATCGGCACCAATGTACTTAACGAAGCATTCCTTGAGCGTTTCCCAATCACCTTTGAGCAGTCTTATCCAAGTGTTAAGATTGAGCAGAAGATCTTGCTCAACGTTGGTTGTGATACAGACTTTGCAGAGAACCTAGTCAAGTGGGCAAATGCCATCCGTAAGACATTCTACGATGGTGGTGTTGATGAGATCGTTACTACTCGTCGCTTGGTTCACATCGCTCAAGCATTTGCTATCTTTGGTGACCGTTTGAAGGCAGTTACCAGTTGTGTCAACCGTTTTGATGACGATACCAAAAATTCTTTCCTAGATTTGTACACAAAGGTTGACGCAGGAGAAGAAATGGATTATACTAATCAAGAAGATGAACCAAGTTTTTGATTATGAAGTACAACGAAGATGAACTTCTAAAGGAACTTCGTGATTACATCGCAGGCACATACAATCAGCACTATGCAACTGATAAGATTCAGACGCTAGATCTGATTGATGCCTGTGGTGATGCAGAAGCATTTTGCCGAAGCAACATTCTCAAATATGCTTCTCGCTACGATAAGAAAGGAACTGCTCGTCGTGACATCATCAAGATTTTACACTACGGTCTGCTCCTCCTTTATTTCAGCGACCAATCCAGCAAACGTGAAGATTACCCTAACCGATGACCGTTATTTCTAGAGAGACCATTGACATTCTGAAGAACTTCAGCAGTATCAATAAGTCTATTGTTATTAAACCTGGTAGTAAACTCAGCACTATCAGTGTCAACAAAAATATTATGAGTACCGCTGAGATCCAAGAGTCTTTTGATAGTCAGATTTCAATCTATGATCTGTCTTCATTCCTTGGTTGTTTGAGTCTGTTTGATCAACCTCAGTTTGATACTAGCAACTCACAGTTCTTAGCAGTAAGTGATAGCAGCGGTCGTTCTAAGACTCGTTTCTTCTATGCTGATCCTGATGTGATTGTTCAACCTCCTGACAAAGAATTGCAGATGCCTTCTGAGGATGTGCAGTTTACTCTTGAAGCAGGAACACTCCAGTCACTTCAACGTGCAGCAGCAGTCTATCAAGTTCCTGACCTATGTTTGTATGGTGAGAATGGTATTCTGAAACTGTGTGTAACTGATAAGAAGAATGAAACCTCAAACACTTTCTCAATGGAAGTTGGCGAGACTAAAGATGAGTTCTGTTATTGCTTTAAGATTGAGAACTTGAAACTTCTTGTATGTGATTACAAAGTCACAGTCAGTAAGCATAACGTAGCATTCTTTGAAGGAGAAAACGTACGTTACTGGATTGCATTAGAACCAAACGCATGATCTGGACACATAAATTTGCTCATCATAAAGAACTAAAGAATGCCTTACTGAAAAGTATTGAGCATTCTAAGGGCAAAGAATATGTTAAAGGTAAAGACCAGATTGCAAAGACTGATTATTATGAAGGGTTAGATCTGCATGAGAAACATTATCTTACATTGTTTCATTCAAATCTAACCGAGTTTTATCATGAACTACATGAACGTTATGCACTAGGAGATTTCTCCTTGTATAATGGATGGTATCAGCAATACTATGAATCAGATACCCATGGGTGGCATGCTCATGGACTTTCTAATTTTAGTATGGTATACTATTTGGAGATGCCAGAACCACATGTAACTGAATTCTGGATACCCCATGTGAAGGAGCGTTATACTCCAGAGGCACAAGAAGGGGATATTGTAGTATTTCCTGCACACTTTCC